AAGAACAGTTGTTGGGAGAAGACTTGCTTTTAGAATTTAATCTTCTCAAGCTTCATCAAGAAAGAAAAATATGTTTTTGGTTAAGTTTTGCAAGTGATGTACAGATGCTAGACAGAACTGAGCAAGAAAGTATTCAATATACAAAGAATGGAACAGATGGGGCTCAATCTTTTGAAAGGTTAATTCAAAAAGTGAGAGAGATATTGCCTGAAGACAGAAGTTCATTTGATGAATTGCCCGTAGAGTTCCCAGAATTGTTATTTTCACATGGCGAAAAGATTGAATGGTTGAAGCAAGTTTTTTGAAAATTGATTGCAAAAAAGAATCTAAGTGATTACAATAAGAAATGGCTAAGGGTAATTCTCACTCATTCCGCTCACAAGGTGTTATGAGTTAAGCCCAAAGCAAAGACAGAAGAAGGTTTCGCACTTAAAGACTTTCATCGTGATTGTCGCCTTTAATGTCTTTGTTGTCAAACCTGCGAGGCCCTTACCAAGGGTGGGTCTTTGTAGTTGTTCTACAACGAATGCTTTAACGGGAAGCATTGTACTCGCAGCAGCAGAGGTCAAGCCGGATAGAAATGATGCTGACTCTCAAGAAAAACCCCTGTAGTTTGTTTTGCAAAAAGCAAATGAGAAATGGAAAATTCTTGAGCTATTCGGTTTTAGGTTTGCTGCAAATAAAAGTGCGCCATCTGACTCAATCCCAAGAAGTTATTGCTGGAGTAAATAGGTTTAGTAAACAAGAATATGGCTTAAACGCCAAAAAATTGCTCTACTAAACAAGTTTACTCAATATCTCACTTTTAATGTGATATATACAGCAATAACCATTTGGGTCAGCATCCCGTTCTAGTTTTTGATTGTAAATAAAAAAAACAAATTACCTAAATTAACAAATTTTTGCATAATTTAACATGATTGACCTAACTGCTTTTTTCGGCTATAACCTGACGAAGAATTAGCCTTCACTCACAGAGTGACGGAAAATGGCCTACAAGCTGGTGATTCATGTATTTTGACTCTTTGTCCAAGTTGCTCTGTCAAATCGAGCGTAAGCCCCTTTTCTTGCGATTTAATCCCACTCCTTTTGATTTCACGGACAAGGATTCAGTCAATGAGATGCAATTCTTTCTTCCTGATGGTGTCACATTTCAAATTTTGCTCAAGGATGAATCTTTGCCTTTGGTTTTGAGTATGTTGCAGTTGTCTGTTTTTTCTGGCGACAACAAAGTCTTCGCATGGGATTGGAAATCATTTATTTCACATGTGCTTGCAAAGACTGGCAAGTTATATTCTATTGAATCGTCTGTTGTTGATCTTAAGATTTTAGAAAGTTACAACGGAATCAAGAAATCATGTCCTGAGACATTTGTTGAGTGTTTTAACAGAATAAAGTATTTGGTATCATCTGGTCTATGGAAAGACTGTGAAAATATTTACAAGAAGATCCATTTGCCTTTGATGACAAATGTCATTCCTTATTTGGAAACAGTAGGCATTCTTGACTTGAATGCTGGCAAGAAGGTTCATGCTCATTATGAGATTGATGGTCAGGAGAATGGCAGATTAAGATGTCACAATGCTTTTAAGAATGGTTTTGTGCCACATGCAATGGGATCGGATATCAAGGAGAAGTTGAAGCCTGTCGGCTATGATTCTCTTTTCATGGCTTTTGATTACAAGGGCATGGAAGCGTTTGTTCTTGCCTATTTGAGCAAAGACGAAAGGTTGATGAGTTTTTGTCAGGAAGAGGACATTTATGCTTCTTTGGCAAAGTCATTATTTGGATCGAATTCTGAAAAAATTGATCGTGAATTGGTGAAAAAATGTTTTTTGCCGGTTATATATGGACAGTCGGCCCGTTCTCTTTCTTTGCGTTGCGGAATGGCTGCTGATGTCGCAGAAGGCGTTGTGGAACGAATTAGTTCTTTGTTCAATACTGCGCTTTCATTCGTTGCTGATTGTGAAGAAAAAGTAAAACAAAATGGATTTGCCAAAGATGTTTTTGGTAAAAGAAGAAACAACTTTGAGTTAGGCAAGGAATATTTAGCCAGAAACTTTGCTGTGCAATCACCCGCATCAACGATATGTCTTGAGAAACTTATCAATCTTCATATTTCCATACAAAACTTAAATCAAAGCTTGAAGGATAAGGCTCAAATTTCTTATACTGTTCATGACGGTTATGTTTTGTATGTTACGAAGGATAATTGGAAACAAGTTTACAAGAGAAGTATGGAAGCATTGTGCGGAGAATCCGAGCTTTGTCCCGGTCTGCGACTGAAGGTTTCATGTCGTGGAGGGAGAAACCTGAATGACCTGAAAATGATTAAAGATCGAAAGTGAAGGAAAAAATGATTGAGATTGTTCACAATTTTCCGATAACAGAAGAAGAATTTTTGGACCTTGACAAGAAATTTTCAAAGCTTTGCTGGCATGCTGCTCACGAATTGAAGAAGAAAAACACAAACAATAATTTCATTGATGATCCTGAGGACATTAAACAAGAATTACAAATGAGCATGCTTCGTGCTGGAAGCTATTACAAGAGACAGGTTTATATTGAGAAGTGTCTTGATATTGCTAAGAAGTTCGTCGAGGACAAATTAATTTTGAAGGTTTTATTGGAACTGGAGAATCTTTGGGAAAATAGGACTAGGCATGGTGCCAATAGGCAAAAGTATGGTGCTTTCCAAGAGAATCTTCTTGAAAAGATTATTCGTAATTTTGTGCCGAAGGAAAATAGGCCAAACAAGAATGCGCCTTTGAAAATGGACAGCAAGTTTGTGACTTATTGCAAGGCCATCGTATGGAATGGCCAGAAATCGATGGGCAAGAAGATCACTAGGGAAAAATCAATTCGTAGTGGTATGGTTTCTTTGAGTGAGTTTGAATTTTTGCATTGATATCAATATAATATTTTGAGCGGTATAGTTTGCCATCTAATCGACAATTTATATTTTGTAACTATAATCGATAATAATCCAAATCGGTTGAGAATTATGGTGTGCCGCTCATTTTTTTGAATTTTTTCCTCTCCCACAAAAAAATAAATTGAAAAAAAGCCTATCTTGTTTGCCATTGTTTATGGTAAGATAGTGGCATCATTGCATATGAGGTCTTGGAATGCGTGAACTTACACCAGAAGAACAAGCTCAACTTGAGTCGATGACTGATCCAGAGGTGATCAAGCCTAAGTTTGCGTGGGATGATACATTTCAGCGCAAATTGCTTGCGATGCTTTTAACTGACGAATACATGCTTGTTCAAGCCATGGACAAAGTGAAGCCAGAGTATTTTAGCAATGAAGCTCATACTCTGATCTGCAAGATACTGATTCAACATTTTACCAAGGAAAAGGTCCGTCCTAGCGAGTGGATTATTCAGCAGGAGTTGAATAATTCTTTGAAGGATAGAGACAGAACAATTCAGCTTCATTATGCGGCTGAATTGAAAAGTATTTATGATTACTACACTTCCGGTTTAGACAGTCGTGAATACCTTATTGATAAGGTGACTTACTTTGCTAAGGTTCAAGCAGTAAAGCTGGCATTTCACGCTTCTTTGGAAAAGATGCAAGAGGCACCAGAAGACGAGAAGACTTGGGGTTTTGTATACGAAAAAATGCGCCAAGCCATGCTCATTGATAGAAGTTATGAGCCCGGTCTTGAATACTTCATGAACATCGAAGAGATGTTCAAAAGAATGGAAGATGTGTTCGTAGGCAAAGAGAGGTTTACATCAGGATTTCCATCTATTGATAATGCTCTGACTGGAGGTGGTTTATTTATTGGTCAGATAGCAAGTTGGATTGGTTTGCCCGGTACTGGAAAGTCTCTTGCTCTTGTAAAGGCTGCTGTTGAAAATGTTCTTTTGGGACACAAGGTTCTTTACATCACATTGGAAATGGATGAACTTGGTATTGTTCAGCGTTTTACAAGTCAATTTGCGAAAAAGGACATCAATAACCTTAGGCAGATGAAAGAAGAAATCAAAGAGACGATAGAAGAATTCAAGAAAGACAAAGTTGATCCTAACCTTTTGCATGTCAAACAATTTCCCGGTGGCCAACTTGATGTCAATGGCATCAGAGCATATATGGCACAATTAGAGCTTCGTGGATGGAAGCCAAATGTGCTTATTGTTGACTATGTTGGCGAAATGAAAGATGATCCTTCCGTCAAGAAATATGAATCTGCATATCGTATTCTTCGTGATCTAAGGGGATTTGGTGTTGAAAAAGGACATGTAACATTTACATGTGTGCAGCCAAATCAGACTGCGGCAAAGTTGGAAATTGGGCAATATATTGACGAATCCAATATCGGCACAAGCTTTGACCAGTTCAAGCCATTGGATGCTTTTTGGTCAATTAACCAGCAAGTTCTTGAAAAAGATGCTGAGGTTGGAAGAATTTTTGTCATTAAGCACAGAAATGGTCGATCAAGATTTAGCTTTAAGATTGGATTTGATTATAAGATTGGTACATTGGACATGTTTGAAATTAGCAAGGATACATATCGTGAGCGCATGAACTTAGTACAAGAGAAGAAAGCGGAAGAAGTTACTATGGACAATGTGGGCGATGCTTCATCCGGTGGAAAAAAGCAGCGCAGCAAGAAAGGTTTCAATCCAGAAAACGACACATACGAGGCTTAAAATGGCAAAGTTCAAGGTTTTCGAGAATATTCTCAATGAGTATGTCAATCATCCTACTCAGGTTTTCGTAGAAGAAATTGAGGCTTCTTCTCCAGAAGAAGCAATTCAGTTTATAAGAATGATGCATCCAAACAAGGGAATGTTGACAGTTAACGGTCAGCAATACGAGGGGTAAAAATGGCTAATGAAGCACCTATTGAAAAGGTGTCGGTTGTTGTTCAGGGTCGAAGAATTGTTCTTGACCCTGAAAACATGAAGTATAATGAAAATAATTTGCCTGAATACATGAGCAAGGAATACGGGTGGATAGATTATTTAGGCAAACAGCTTGAGTATGCACAGAAAGAAGTGCTTTTGGCTGAGATTGATGCCGAGTCAGTTTATAGTTCCAAATTCATGGAATCTAAGGACACCGGCAATTCAGACAATTATGCCAAGGCTTATTCCAACAGTCATGTTGATGTTGTTGCTGCCAAAAAAAATGTTGTCGAGCGCAAAGAAGCTGTTGGTCATTTGAGGGCACATCTTGCTGCTTGGAGCAAGAATCATGAAAATGCCCAGAACAGAGGTCATACAATCAGAGCCGAAATGAAGGTTTTGAATCGTGACATTTATGAAACACCAGAAGAAAACAAAAGTGTTTCTTTTGAGGAATATCTTAAATCAAATTGACAATTATTTCCATTTTTGTCACAATCTTTCATACGCAACTGACAACCATGGAAGGGGTTAAAAATGTCTGAATCCACTATACGCTGGCTTCGTCAAAGTGACTTAGAACAAATAGTAGAGATTGAAGAACAGACATTTCCCCATCCTTGGGATATGCAAGATTTTGAAATTTGTCTTAGAAAGAAAAATGCATTTGGAGTTGTGCAGATTCTTGATGAAAAAGTCATAGGTTATATGATTTTTCAATGCACATCCAAGTCATACAACATACTCAGTATTGCCATTGATCCAAGACATCAAAAATGTGGAAATGGCAGGAAAATGATTGAATATGTTAAAAATAAAATAAGAGCATCAACTGAAGGTCCAAAAAATCAAATTATTTTGATTGTAAGTGATCAAAACCTTGTTTGTCATAAATTCTTGAAGTCTCTTGATTTTGTTGCCACTAAAATAAACAAAGACTATTTTGGACCAGATCATGATGCTTATCATTTTGTCATGGACATGAGAGATCAGAAGAAGATTAAAGTAAAAAAAAAGGGAAGGACTGGTAAGGTAAAAGATGTCGATAAAATGGAATAAGTGGTTTTTGGGTCTAGCCGAATACATTTCGACAGCATCTAAAGATCCAAGCACCAAGGTTGGAGCGGTAATTGTCGATGATGATAGAAGAGTTGTTTCAACTGGTTACAATGGCTTTCCAAGAGGCATAC